TTCGTTATTTTTAAATTTAGGTATGTAAGATTCCAAGTAGTTTGTTCCAACTTGGACATCCGACTGCGTAAAGAGTCTAAGGATCTGTGTAATATGGTTTCTTTCGACATCAGTTAACTTCCCGTTGTTCCACTGTGCTACATCATCCTGTAGCTTAGCTTCCCATTCACCCCAGTGTACCTTCTCATGTGAGATAGCCTTTTCCACAGCCCATGGATATAGAAACGGCTTATAAGTCTTTGATTCTTGTAGCAATGGCATTCCACCACTCCGTTTATTGTACAGTAAAAAAAGCCCACCGAAGTGGGCACCAAGGGTAGTTATACTCATCGAGGGAAATTAGTCAACTGATTTATTAGCCAATCTATTGCGAAGTTCGTTAACTTGTTGACGTAAATCAACAATTTCTTTTGCGGCTTTCTGTGACAGGGCATCTGGTACTACCTTAGTCTGCCACCCATTTTCTGTTTCTTCAACCATTTCAAGTGCTTGCGCCTCACGCAACGCTTTTACTAGGTCAAACTCTTCATCAAAATCAATACTCATGTAACTCCTCCATTGGGCGCAGTGCCTTTTTATCGACAACTTTTCGTGTTCCATATCCGAAGTTTCTTTCATAGCATTCTGTCATGAAGTCTTCTTTAGATATCCATCCTGCGACATCTACATAAGTATCATTGTACGCACCATACGCTAAGACTGCGATGTCAGATTTAAACCTATCAAAGCTGTCGAATATAAGATTGCCATTTTTGTAAGTAGAAAGCTTAACGTCAACCGTTCTACCGTCTGGCATAACATAATCAATGCCATCGTCAGCATCAACAGTAACATCCGTAGGTGGCAAGTTATATAGTTTAGCGAAAGCTAACTCGCCACGAAATCCCATCTCATTGCCTTGCTCCCGCTTAATTGATTCAGTGCCTTCTTTAAGTCTGGGTTTAGCACCCTGTCCTCGACAGATACGAACAGTCTCCTCTCCTTTGTGCTTACAAGATTGCAAGTCATCGTCAGTAAAATCAACACGAATCATTATTCCTCTCCAGTTCTAACTTGATAAGCTTAGATTCTATCTTAGCAATCTTTCTAGAGCTTCTCTTGGCCGAAGCCTTGAGTAACTTCATCCATAGCTTTAGCAATTTCTGCTTCACGTTTCGTGCTGTCATCAAATACCCCGTTATGTATGCACTTCTCATATGTATTCCATAGCTCGTTAAAGCGCATCTCAGAGAAGATCTCTAACCCCATAAGGGCATTCATTACCTGATCCTCATTCATGTGCTCAGCGGACGTATAGAAAGCCTTGATGTCATCGGATGTACGCCATGCTTTCATGATCGCATCTTCCAAATCAAAACGATCTACTGGCTTTCCTCTGTCGTTCATGTGTATACCGTTAATCTTCATCGTGATCTTCATACCCTTCGTGTTCATCATCGTAACAACCGTGTAGCTGTGTGAAGAATTCATCCATACCTGAATAACACATTGCGCAGAAGGCTACGGGGAGGATACCTAAGTATCCATCAATCCCCCCTTCAAGTTCAATGTCGAACTCGCAGTGACACACAGAGCAGACTAGCTCATTGTGACTTCTATCTTTCTCTGTGCTCACGTGCTCTATTGGTCCTATTGAGATATGTAATTGTTTCTTTCTACTCATTAGCCTTGGCAGGAGATACACTCATCTCCATCCTCATCTACGGTAAAGTCTTTAAGTGCTACACGTTCCACTGATGCACCCACTTTATCAGCAGATACCCCTGCATTAGTACGTAAGTAGTACAGTCCCTTGAGTCCACCCTTCCATGCTTTGATATGCACAGAGTTGACGTAGGGTTTAGGTGAACCAGATGGGAAGAACAGATTCACTGACTGCCCTTGACAGATAAACTCCTGTCTCTTAGCCGAGTGTTCAACAACCCACGCTTGATCAAGTTCAAAGGCTGTCTTGAAAACGCCCTTCTCATGATCGCTGAGGAAATCCAGATGCTGGACAGAGCCTTCATTCGCAATGATCGACTTCCATGTGGCTTCTGTATTTTCACCATGCTCCTCCAGTATCTGCTCTAGTGCTTTGTTCTTAACCAGATGCGCACCTGCACGTGTTCTGTGCGTGTACGCATTCGACTTGATAGGCTCAATAGATGCTGAGCACCCGCATATGATAGACGAGTTAGCATTCGGAGCAATCGCAAGTAGATGAGCATTACGCCGCCCTGTGCCTGCCATATCAGGTGCTTCACCCCTTTCCTTACCAAGGTTGTAGGTTGATTTAAGAGCATCCTCCTTGATGCGTTTAAACATCTGGTAGTTTTCACTAGCCGCCTGCCAAGATTCCCAAGCAATTCCTTTGCTTTGCAAGTAACCGTGAAAGCCCATTGCTCCAAGACCAATTGATCTTTCCATGTACGCACTGAACTTAGCCTTCTCTAACTCTTCCGGAGCATTGCGGATAAAGAATTTAAGGACGTTGTCCAAGAGTCTGACCAAATCTTGAACCATTCCGGTGTCTCGCCACTCGTCCCACTTTTCAAGGTTGACTGAGGAGAGGCAACAGACTGCTGTACGTTCTTCAGATGTAGCGAGATGGATTTCATTGCACAAGTTACTGCCATTAATTGTGAGTCCAAGTGCTCTTTGAGAATCCGGTAACCCTCGCTGGGCTGTGTCGATAAAGTTGAGGTAAGGGCTACCTGTTCTGAAGCGAGCTTCAAGTATTCTTTGCCACAGTTCTCTAGCTTGGATTGTAGCTCTGATAGCTCCTGAATCAGGGCATCGTAATTCCCATTGTTCTCCATTTTGTACTGCCTCCATAAAAGCATCTGTAATATTTACTGCATTAAACAAGTTGAAACACTTGCGGTTAGCATCCCCACCTGTAGGTAACTTGAAGTTAATGAACTCAAGTATCTCAGGGTGAGACACATCTAGGTATGCCGCATACGAACCTTTACGGGTCTTGCCCTGTTTGTATGCAGTCATCTGTGAGTCTACGACTCTCATGAATGGGATCACTCCCGGTGCCTTGTCACTGACAGGTCTTACATTAGACCAGTGTCCACCGACACCACCACCCTTTACGGATAGCCATGCAACTTCAGCATTATGGCTGATGAGAGACTCAAGAGTGTCAGAAACATAAGTAAGAAAGCAAGAGATCGGCAATCCTTTTGGCTCAGCGTCTCTAGCCGGTGCGTTTGAAAGGACAGGACTAGCGAACATAAACCAACGCTTACTAGCATAATCATAAATACGTTGGGCGAAGTCATAGTCTCCCTCACAATAAGCAACAGAGGCACGTGCAAACGCCTGTTGTGCGTACAACTCTGAGTCTAACATGTAGTAATCTCGTAGCAGGGCTAGTGCTTGATCGCCAAGATCAGCATCCCTATCTAGATCTATTTTTATTCCTAGGTAATCCACGATGTCCATTAATCAATTCCTTCAATAGAAATTTGGCACTTCTTGAGTTCCGCACCCGGAATGTCATAGACACATGAATCGAGTACTTCGGTGACAATTTCTGTGATTCCATCTTCATGCCTTTGTCCGGGCGAAACCTCAGTTATATCTACATTGAATTCTAAGTCAACTTTTACTTGAATCTCTTGTGACATTACCAGTGTTTCCCTTCTGTCTCTTCCATCATCTCGATCATCCTGTCAAGATACCAACGTGCCTTCTTGGCATTTGTGATAGGGTCACCCTTACTCCACAGGCGAGTACCTAAGTACTTCAAGCACTGCCATTGACAGCCCCACATGGGAGCTAGGGGATGCAGGGAACGCATCACGTCACAGATGTAATCAAACGTCTGGATCAAACCGGAGTTGTAATGCTCTGGTCTGTCTACCTCATCAAAAAATCTATCGTCTTCATCTTCAAGGACATCATCAAATACATCACCTACAGATTGAATCTTTTCAATGCTCTCTGACTCACTCATCATGCACTCCCATGTGTCTTCGTATTGAAATCTAATGTGATAACCTTGCCATCTTTACTGCGAGTAAATACAGTAGGCTTATTTTCTTCTAGGTCTACTTCGTATTCATCGTCGGAGTAGTCAGCAAACTTTTCTGCAAAGTATGACTTAACATACGTTAGGAACTCTGGGTCTTCTTCCATAAGCATTAGTGTACAGGCCATCATGCCACACACACTACGTAGCTGAGAAATATCTTCATCTGATAAGTCCCCCGCTAACTCTTCGTACATACCGGCAGAGACATTACCTGTCCATACGCCATCAACAAATTCAGGCTCAATATCAATCCCAAACATTGAATGTTTTTTATCTTTTACTTCATCACTCATTGTATAACTACCTTTTGATTTTTTTTAATGGGAACTGTACAAACTCACTAGGCATAACCTTGGCGGGTTTTTTCTTTTCCGTTATCCATTCCTGTGGGACATCCTTGTCCGCATACAGGAAGCCATACTTATCACACCACATTCCATATGATGTCTTAGATCCTTTACGAATCTTAGCTTTACTATTGGTGAATACAAATCGGATGTCAAGGGTTGGGTGTTGCTTCTGTATCTCCAGATGTTTCTTCCGGTCCTCAGTAGTGAACCTACCTTTAGTCTCTATCAATATTCCATTTGGTAATAAGAAGTCCGGTGTATATGTCCGATAGTTTAGTTCTTCCCATTCTATCTTCAGGCATTCGTACTTGGCATTACACTTTCTGTCCTGCAATGATTTGAGAACTGTCTGTTCTAGCCCAGAACGATAGCCGTGCTTGATTGCGTTACTTCTTGTCTTGCTTCTCTTTATATTCATCAGCTATCTCAATGTATGCAACCATAGGCGGTTCTTTTGCCTGTGATGCCAGTGAGGGTAGCTCTTTAAGGGAGGGCCAGCACTTGTATCTGTATTTGCACCAACCACATTCCTCACCGAGGATTTTGTTGCCGGTTGGTTTCTTGCGGAATGTTTCTTCAACAGGCTCAAAGCAACGCTCAAACTTATTCTGAGCTAGCTTATCTGCCTTATCTTCAACGTCATCCAAGATGTCCTGCCTATCGACAGCCATGTCCCATGCAGACACATACTTGAATTCGCCTGTTGCCTTGTTCAGTACCCACCATCCACCGGGTTCTACACCTAGAGCCTTGGAGTACCCTGCAAGCTGACCGATGTAGCCAAAGGAGTCATGAGCTTTGAGTGTCTCATAGTCCTTGAACTTGTTCTTGTATGACCACGGTGATGCAGACTTGATATCATCTACACGCTTATCCATGATCAAGTCATGTGTGCCATCAATCTTATGCTTACCTACGGTGAGGGTAGACTTGAAGCCATCACTGAAATCCACACCTGCCTCTGTCAACACTCCTTTGAAGACAGCTTCCACAATGTCACCAATCATCATGTTCATCAGGAAGTTAGCGGGCATGTCAATGCCTTCTTCTGGCTTGTTCTTATCAAACCATAACTGGCAGTAAGGTCTACCGATGTTAGACATACGTAATGTGAACTTTCGCTCACTCTGATTGAACTGTTTCTCAACAGCTTCCTGTACGTCCCTTACAATGCGAGCGATAGTGGCACTGCTCATGCCACGTTTCGCCTTACGTACATCCTCAAGATATCGGTGTATCTTTATCTCAGAAGGATGATTCATGATCAATCCCCATCGAATTCAATGAACTCATCAACTAACTTAGCATCTTCATCAGATGCTTGAGGCACGTTCTTCTCATTGAATGAGTTAACGATGTATTGATTGTAGTTACCAATCCACTCAATGAAGTCAGAGAAGCGTTGCTGATCAGCTTCCTGTAGCTCGACATTATTACTCAGGTCAAGCTCTTGGGTAGGCAGGAAGAAAGATGCTCCTGTAGGCAAGCTACGTTCCTCTGAGCCACACTTAATCCAGTGCTGTACAGGTAAACGCTTCTGCCTTCCTAGCTGTGTGAATGGTTCGCCCATCGTCTTGAAGGCATCACGGTTATCAATCTCCCAGATGAATGGGGATACATCCGCCGCAACTTCATTACCCTCAGCGTCAACGGGATTGATTAGTTTAACTTCGCCCATGAGCACACGGACACGTTTGATCTGCTTGATCAGTGTCTTTGTGTCATCAGGGAGAGCTTGGAAGTCTGCAATGTAGCCAGCAGGCTTACCACAGTTGAACTTGCCTGTGTTGTCCTTCAGATCACCATTAAGATCTTCAGCCATGATGGTCTTGACATAAGACTTCTCGTCTGAGTTGTAACGCTTGTACATAAAACGCTGTACAAACACACGGATCTCTACGCTCTCCGCATAGATGAATGACTCGTCTGGTAGTTGAAGACGGTACATACCAGCAGGTACAACCTCCATGTTCTTCATCTTACCCTTGACTTCTACCTGCCCCATGACTGCGGAGTTCCATATCCGTAATCGTGGAAGTGTAGATGCTTTAGATGGGCCACTGTTCATGTCAGCACCCATGCCCATGGCTTGCGCCATCTCTGCGAAGTTCGCAGTATTTAGTGTAGCTACGTCTGTTGTCATATCAGACCTCCTGTTGTTCAAGCCAGTTTACACCAAGTTTAGCCTCTAATAAAAGGGGTACATTGAAATTTATTTTAAATTTATTGTCAATGATTTCCTTCAGGTCACCATTAACTGACTCAATTACACCTATTACCTGTGCCTCTTCATCAGGATGTATGTCAATAACAATTGAGTCATGCACACTGTTAACGATACAGGATTGCAAATTAATCATGCGTTTCTGTATCTCTAATAGTATTGTAGGTACAATGTCAGCAGTAGCAAACGATTGCACAGGATAATTTTTAATCGCTGTGAAGTTAGTCACTGTCCCATTCTTCCTGCGCTTCACATCAGGGAATGCAAACTCCCTACCGCTAGGCGTAGTGATCTTCTTGTACGTAAGGACTTCCTTTGCTAACTCTCTGTGCCATCGGGCAATTCCTTTGTACTTCTCAGTGAAGTGCTCGTAGTACCGTGCTTCAGCAGATGTTCTTCCGTATCCTGTTGCTCCGTAGAGTGGGGCGAATGTATGTGCTTTCGCCTCCTGCCTGCCAGTTGCCTGACCCGCTTCCGAAATGACTTGTGCTGTGTATGAGTGGACATCAAAACCCTCCGTGACTTCTTTGATTGCTACCTCATCCTGCGACAGGTACGCCGCTACCCTGAACTCTAGCTGAGCGAAGTCAGCCTCCATGATCTTACCTCCTGCAAATCGGGATATGAATACCCGTTTTACAGGAAATGTACCGCCACGTGGCATGTTCTGCATGTTAGGGTCACGCCCTGAGAACCTGCCTGTGGATGTCATGTGCTGAGTAAGCCGTACATGAAGCTTGCTATCTGGCTTAGTAAATATATTGATACCATCCACGAAGCTAGAAAGATATGTATCGACCGCCGAAAGTCTGGTGAGTTTAGATAAGAAAGATGCGGCTTCTTGCATTCCTTTACTGACTGAGACATTACGTAAGTACTCCAGTTTATCTTTACTTGTACTGAATCCATTCGCACTGTGCCACTTAGCACTGGGTGCATTGAACTTCAGCCCTGCTAGTTTAGGTAGTTCATTTAATACATAGCCCCTGCCAGTACAGGTGCCACACTTAGTTGCATTCTTGTAGTTACTGCCATCTTTCTTCTGCTTGAAGAATGTGCCGTTGCCCTTACAGTCAGGACACTTGACAGCTTTAGTGCGTCTCACTGGAACACTTGATTCATTTACGAATCGTTTGAAGTCAGTAGGACTCATATATGGATCAGCGTCATTGGCCCATTGCGTTTTGTTCAGTGGCCTGCGTGAGTAGATTACACAAGATAACTGCTCAGGTGAGTTGAGGTTGACCGCAGTGTCGCCCATGAGTAATGCAACAGACTCATTTAAATCACGTATAAGTGATAATTTCTCTGCCTCAAACTCTTCACGTACCTGCTCCAGTGCCTCCGTATCTACCTGAAATCCTGTGCGGTAGATGTTTGTCAGCACCTTAGTAGTATCCATGGTTAGTTCAGCGACAGGTACAAGACCTCTGTTGGCATCGTCCCTGTAGTCAGCCTGTTGCTCGTAGAACAAAGCCATAGTTGTCTCAAGGTCACCGTACAAGTATTCCTTCAACTCCTCGTAAGGAATCTTATCTACTGTGTACCCGTCCTTGAGATACTTCTTGAGTGTGTCCTGCTTCTTGATTGGTAGATCGCGCCGCTCAGCACATGCTTCCAATGACAGTGGTTGTTTCTGTCCACGCTGTAGGATGTATTCACCTAGCATGGTATCCCACACAGCACCCTCGTACTGGAAGTTGGTCTCCCAGATCCACTGAAGATCATGGCTAGCATTGTGCATGATCAATAGTGTTGTCTTATCTAGCAGTGCTTGTATCTCTTCACAGTCACTCTTTCTGTATTCGTACTTACAATCGTACTCGCTATGATCAAACGTGTAGTGCTTGGGCTGTTCGCCCTCAACCAGTAAGCCGATCATGACTAACGTGTTAGTCGGTGTGAATGGATCTAAATGTAGCTTGCCATCTGTCTTAGTGACAGTGTTCTCTACGTCAAGTACTACTCGCATGTATTGATACCTTCCATAATTCATCAATGGATAAATTGTAGCAACTAGACTTCACAACATATCCGTTATCTGGATCTACATCACCCTTGTTCATGTACCTAGCTATCTCATAGTACTGAAGCCTTGGTATCATGCCGAGAAACCAAGCGACACTGTAATCATTCTTTACGCGAACAAATGCAAGATAATCACATTGTTGATGTCCACTTAATTTAGCCACACTACAATCGTAATGCGGTAACGGTCTGACAGATGTACGCTTTGTCTTTACGTCCACTGTCTCCTCATTAACTAATACAATGTCATAGTCTCTCGTATTTTTTTGTGTCCCATTGAGTAGCTCCGCAGTTACAAGCTCGCCAACGAAGCCCGCCACATTACCTTGTCCTTTGGTAATGCTGTTATTAAGCTTGCCCATTTCGACTGCCTGCTTCCTTGCTTCTAACAATACCTCATCCGATACAATAATTTCAATCACACCTCATACCTTCCTATGTAGTAGTTAAGATTACAAGTAATCCTACCATGCCACCCGGTTAGTTTGTTCTTTGCGATGTTAATATGTCGAGTAAACCCGTCATCTTCCATACCTTCAACCGGAGGATCTTTAGCTATAAGTAGCATCAGGTCAGCTTCACTGGCCTTACCTGTCTTACTACCCTCCATCATAGACTGGTTAAGATTAGTACGTCCCTCTGCCTCAGCACTTAGCTGTGACATGTAGAAGATTGCACAGTTATATTCCTTGGCTATCTGTCTAGCGTGAATGGCACAGAGCTTGAGTCCCTCATGCGATTGATCCTGAGCGAACTTGTCTCCCATATCTAACACGACGATGTCTGGCTTGTACGCCTTACATACCTGCTCAACCCAGTTCATATTCTGCCCGGTAGATTCCTTGAGTTTGATGTTGGAACTTAGCTTGTTCCAACGAGCATGTGCCTCATGGGGATTCTTCCTGATCTCCTTCATGGTCATACCAGTCAACGCTGTCAGGTAACGTGTACCAACACGGTGATAGGCTTCCTCGTTACAGAGCACAACACACTTGGCACCCTGTGATGCGAAGCCGTTGGGTCCAGCAATCAGTGACGCATGGAAGGATGTCTTACCTGTGTTGGGGCGAGCACCACCTACGACTAGATGTCCTGCATTCACACCCTCAACATGCTGTGCAAGTGTAGGTAAGTTGAACTTCCATCGTGCCTCTTCATCATCCTTCTCAAGTAATGTCTCAAGGGAGATGTCTTCCCATTCAATGTTTAAGTCAGGTAAGAAATCCTCACGATGATTGTTGAGTATCTTACGTAGTGGCTCAAGGTTAACATCCTTGTTATTCACGTAATCAAACGACAGGGCATACAGTTGTGACCCCACATCTTTCTGGAATAGCTTGGATAGAATCTCATTGGCTACATCAGAACCGACAGGGTCTTCATACTTCATCTTATTGAAGTGTGCTTTGTACTCATCAATCTCAGAAGTAGTAAGACCTTTCTCATTAGCTAAGAACAATCCCTCGATCTCACTCACTGTTAAGTCACGCTTGTACTTATCCATTGCATGATCAATCAGTGTCTTGATCTTACCCATTTCCTTGCTGAACAAACGATGCGGGCATCTGTCGCCCCTGTACTCATCGTAGAACTTCTTATTCAGTAGGCTCTTCAGTAGTGCCAGTTCCATTCTTATCTCCAAAGATTCTGTCCCAGTTATCACGATACTTCTGTGTTGGAACTTTAGTTACAATTTCTTTTGGCTTCTCACGACTGCTCATCCAGTCTTGGTTGCGCTCGTTCATGGAGTCACGCCAGTGCTTAGTCATCCAATCCATCCTCCTCATCATCCCACCATGGGAAACCGTCGAAGTCGAATGGTACATGGTTAGGCTTGAACTCGTCAATGAGCATGTCAGCCGCTTCAATGCGTCTGCTAATCTCAAATGCATCCTGCTCAAGATCATTGAGCACAAAGATGTTTCGTGTTTTCCCGTTCTTCACGTGGATATATTCATTGATGAACCTCTGACGTGTGTCCCATAACTTCTCTAAAAAGACAGCGTCTGACACTTCATACAGTGCCTCTTGCACGTACTCGTTATCACTCAGCTTGTCGATCAATTCATTGAGTTTCATCTGTATTCTCCTGTTCATTTAAGTCTACACAAACCACACTTTTATGCTCATTAAATGTTAACCTATTCCACTTTTCCGCACATAAGGTTTGCGACATGTTAAGGATGCATAGGAATACTATGCATTTCCCCTGTTCATGCCACATGACCCCAGATTTTCTTGTTCACGATCTTGCTGACATTTGTTTTTGTTACCTCAAACTTATCTGCAATGACCTGCAACTTCAGACCCTCTTTGTGTAACTCTCTGATGAGGACTACGTCTTCTGGATCTAGCTTCCGTGTGTTGTGGTTCTGCCAATAGTTACTCATGTGTTCCTCTCCTCATCACACATACGATTAGCCCACTCAGGCTGTCGATCACCTAGTGATCCCCTCTTGTCCATGTGAGGAGGATCTGAACAGTCTACATAATCATCCTCAAAGTCATACGGGATCACATACCCTGCCGCACGTAGGACGTTGTGGAATTCACAGACTGCCTCCTCCCAGGAGACATCACCGCCCAGTGTCATGGTCACGCTCTCCACTGGAGGATCATCAAGTGCCCCAAAGGGGGTGTTGATTACATTCGGTTTGTATTCAAACTTAATCATGTATCACTCCCACTTTTAAAAACAAACCAAGTAAAAAAAACACAGGCTATCAACACTGTATGCCCAATAATGTTGTACCCGATAAACAATAGCTCTGCTGTATAGATGCCAAATGCAATGCACCACATTGCGGCTAGGGTGTTACTCAACAGAAACTTATATTCTATCGGCGCATCTTTGAGTGCATTCTTAGTGCTATCCAACAAGCCGTAAGCAAAGCTACCTAAGTTAATCCAACCTCTCATCTTTCACTCCTGTGGATCACTGCCCGGATAATAGTACGGGTCTTCCTGTTGTTCCTTCATGAAATCTGCGGCAGTGGTGAACTTTAAATCGTTCATCCCTCCATCTCCAGATTCCACACGACGATGTTTCTCCTTCTTGGAAACTTTGTTGTCCTTCCTTGGAGCATCTTCAAAATCCTCTTCATATATCCCACCACACATTACGTGTCCACCTTTACATATTTCTTCATTTCCTCCTCTAGATCGTAGTAATACACAGCGGCAGGAACAGGCTTACCGGGCTTAGGGGTAAGTTCATCCACCATTGTCTTCCACTTGGCATACTCAAAAGTATTATCTTCCATGTCAGCTTCATTGGCTAGGAACAGTGCCCACAAGTAAGCACACTCACCTGTCAGCCCTATGCCTTCGGCCTGCCATAACATAGGACGCTCAACATAAGGTACTTTACTCATGCCTGTTTCCTCATTTGTTTAATCCAACAGACAGCACAGTAAAAGAATGTGCCTGCCTCAACTGCCACTGCATCTTTATCGCAGTGCATACACTTTGTCTTGGGATAACTCATGATGCTTTCTTCCATGGCTTCGTGATCATCCAGTGACCGCATGGCACAGAGCCTTGCCAGTCACGCTCAAATGGTGACACCCCCTTCGGAGGGACTTTTTTATTTCCTTTTTTCAGAAGGGCCTGACTCCTTGGAGCTAAGTCAAACTGCTTACGCAATTTACCTAGCTTAGTTTTAACAGCATCCCCTGTCTTGCCAATGGCACAACCAATCTCATGGTTGGTCTTGTGCTCTTTGTACATTCGGACTGTTGTCTCAATCTCTTCCTCAGTCCAAGGAACATTGTAACCGCCTCGCCTATGCATATAACATCTCCGCTAATTTATCTAAGTCATCAGTTCGTTTGTACTTCAAGTCATCACTGAGGTTCAGTGCCTTGCAGTCTAACTCCCTTGCAATCTTGATCGTCTTGTCTCGTGCATCAGGATCGAGTGCCACGATAACATTGTCATAATGCTTTTGTATATACCGCTTGTGAAAACCTGTTAGCTGTGTGCCCAGTAGTGCCACGCCAGTACAGATGTCACCAAACATTTCACCTACAACATATGCACTGATTGCATCCTCAACAATCACTGCGTACTTACTCACATCTCCATTGGTGTAAGGAACAGGTGATGACGCATATCGTATCCACTTAGGTTGGATGCGCTTAGTCAATGCTCTGCCTACTGCATCAACAAGTAGTCCCTGCTTGGTGTAGACAAGAAACACTAGCCTGTCTTGCCTGACATCGTAGCGCACAGTGTGTGGGTCAATGCCATACCTATCTAAAAACGTAGGATCTATGGGGGCATACACCTCTGTGTAGGGAACCATAAAGGCAGGCACTGTATAGGTACATAGATCCTGCTCAGAATAGCTCTCAGGGGCACTTTCTCTCTGGTGTAGGGCAATGATCTCATCAGCATGTAACAGTTGCCTGCGCTTACCTGAAATGCCACAGCTATTCTTGTAGCAATTGTAGATAACATTACTGTGGTCACGTGTAACTGTGAATGTGTTCTTGCCATAACAGATAGGGCAGTTGCCTCTGTACGTTGCATCGACATGTAAATCTAACGTGTCAATAAAAGCAGACACTATATTCATAATGTTTCACCTGCCGTGTGTGCAGAGCGGAGCGTAAGCGCATTCTTAGCTCCTGTCAAGGTATTTTTCATATAAGGTGTCACTGACTGCGGGGACTGATGTCCCGTGACCTGCATGATCTGGGCAATACCCACGCCTGCTTCAACCATTTCTGTTGTCGCTGTGCGTCTAAGGTCAGCCAGTCGTAGCTCTGGATTAATGCCAGCCTCAATAATAACTTTCTTTGCAACACGAGATACTACCTCCAGTCCATAAGGTGCATAGCCAGAATCAGTACGGGCGTTAACATTTGGTGCGACATACGGTTGCCAATCAAACTCCCCATTCTGTTGCTGAAGCATACTGAAAAGATTATCTGAAATAGGAAGATGAACAACTGCTCGACGCTTTGACTGTTCCAGATGTAAGACCTTGTTTTCAAAGTCAATTTTATCCCATGTTAGCATTCTCATGTCACCAATACGCTGTGCCCATTCATATGCCATGTGCGCAATGAGACCAATGCCACGGGTCTTGAAGCTACTGTACGCAGTGTCCAAGAACATCTGAACATCTTCCTTCTGCCACATTACTTTTCGTGGCTTGGGTGTTTCAGTCTGAATCATTGACCATGGGTTAGCGTCAACGTGACCATACTTCATGCCGTAGTTGTACATCTTACGCACCACAGCGGTAATGCGATTGGCGAAGGTGACACCCCGGTCAGATAAGATGTCATAGATCTCCTGTGCTTGAGGTGCAGTTACCTCATTGTATTTGAGGTTGCGTATCGCTTTGCCATTCCATCTAGTCTCAGAGAAGACACGCATCCAATACCGATACTGATCCTGTGATGCAGTCACGCGGTTGAAGTCACGGGAGTTAAGATAAGAATCTACTAGAGATTCCATGTGTACACCGTTTATTTCATTTGACATTATCTATCTTCCTTTTGAGTTGCTTCAGTGCTTCACGGGGTGTGCTACCCGTACCCTTGTATGTTTCTGTTACCTCCGCAATCCAGATACCATTCTTTCTGGTCACAGATACATTATCGTTGAACATAAAGTTCACCAATGTTGTGTCACTGGGATTGCGCTTTTGTTCTTCGGACAGTTCTTTCCATATCCGAGACATCTCGTTTAGATCAGGCATACTGCATATTCTCCGCTATTGTCATGAAGGCCATCATCATCTTCCTGTGTTTGTAGGTACACTGTATTCTCCATGTCCCTGTTGTCACAAGCAGGACAAGACCTAGCTAACGGCCATGTCTCAGGGTACACATGGTCACATGCTAGGCAGTGCACCTCTCTTCCTACGTTATCTACCATACATACTCCTTTCAAGATTAAGTAGGGCAGAGCGAATGCTACTACCCACACCCATGTAGTCCTCAGTTGAAGCTGTCCATGACCGACCAACCCAACGCACAGATACCTTGTGGTTGTGCATGAAGTTGATCAGTGATGTGTCGCTACGCTTACGCTCATCCGCCATGTCATGTAGATCACTCATACTGCATGCACTCTGAGATTGTGTTATGCCCAATGATATTAGCGGCCTCATTGAGACGGGCATTGATATGCTCACGTTGTTTATCTTTCCGCTCAAAACGCTCAGCAACTAGACTTGCAACCCATTCGTATGACTCTTTGCTGTCACCGATATTCTTTACAAACTCAACGATCTCATTGTCACTGTAATACTTAGCCATGTTTATTTCCTCTGATGTAAGTAAAGTGGCCTAGGACAATCCCAGACCACTCATTTAAGTTAAGCCGCGAGGCCAACCAGTTGCTTGAACTCAGGCAGATCAACGACAGCCTGTGCTTTTTGCTCAATGATGGCTTGCTTCCGTGCCATGTTCGTACCCTCACGGCCAGTCACATGAGTGCCGATGTGAGTGATGACATTGAACAAGCGGTAGCCTGTGTCGCCAAGGTTGTTGTACATATTCCAGATGCGAGCACCTTCCTCGACAGACTTCTGATTGATCTTGATACCAGATGCAATGCGATAGGTAGCTACATTCTCACGAATGAACTCCATAGCACGATCCTTGGACAAGGGTGTTGCCATCATGTTTTTGTACAACTCAGCCTCAGCCTCAAGGCGAGCAGGGAAGTCTGCCACGATACGGCCTAGCTTCTCTGGATCAGCAGACTGTGTGTTCTTAGCTGACACCTCTAGCTTCTCAGCGATAGACGCTTGCCCATTGCTACACCAGTAGCGGAACAGGCCACACTGGATGTGATGCTTGAACGTCATGTCATGTGAAGCGTAGATACGGAAACGCATTGAGTGTACGTCACCCACAGCAGGCTCAAACTCATACTGCTTGAAGATGATGTCAGCCGAATACGAACCACCATCCGGTGCGATAAGGAACTTGATCTTGATCTGTGATGTATCCAGACCAGACAACTCGATACCCTCACGCATGGAATCCCACATGATGGTGTAAGCGTTAGCCACATGGTTATTACCTACAACCTGCATGACCTCACCCTTGGGCAGACCAGTCAGTGGATCAATGTCACCAATGGTAGGGTTGATGATTGCGAACTTATCCTTCACAAGCAGTCCATTGTGACGCAATGCCTCACGCTTAGGTTCAAACACCAGTGATGGTGCTACTTCAGAAAGTGGAAGGATTCCGTTAAAGTCTTGATATACGCTCATAATGTATTGCTCCAATAGCTAATGATAATATTGTGTTTACAATTTTAGTGAATAAAAAATTACTTGTCAAGCTCATGCTTCTTGAAAGCTTCCAAGGCTCTCAATAATTCTTGGGCGTGACCTGCCGCTGTGTCCAAGCGGTCAGACTCGTAGTCACCTGTCTTGTTAATCATTTCGTATGCATTTTTCGCTGACCTAAAGATCAAGTCAAACTGCACGGATACTTCTTGCTTAGTCATGTTCAACCTCCTCGATTTCCACGTTGGATATTCTTACCCAGATGTCTCCGCTCTCATGAAAAACTTCAATTAGTTCAGCGTCAACATCAACTTCTGCTAATACATTAAACACTTCTTCAATTTTCATCATTGCTCTCCTCAATTTCATAACAATCACAGAACCCAATATGCTCCATGATCTCAACGTCCGATAGATCAGATAACTTTTTTAAGATGGCTGTTCTCACCATGTCACCAGTGATGTCTGAGCCATCGCCGGTATGCGAGACAACCTCAAACGCAATGTCATACAGATTGCTGTACTTAGGCATTGTTTCTCTCCCTCTGTGCTTCATTCCACATATCCATGACATCCTTCGGTACATGGACGACACAGAAGTCTTCAAACTCATGCTGTACGTCCATCACCTCAAGCACGTCAAACGCTAGCTCAAGCATCTCAAGATCGGTTGGCTTACTCATTCTACGATTACCTCCTGAATGTCAGCATCAACGATGCTGAATACATCATTCAACTCATACACATCCTGAGCCTCAATGTATCGGATGATCTGTTCATCTTCAATCGCATCAAACTCATCGAGTCCTTCAGCCTCACGAATCTCATACGCTACATTCTCATGAAGATCCATCAAGTCAAACTCAATCTCACACGTTACTTTCACACGAATATGTTTACTCATAGTTTATTTCCTCAGTTAAAAGTGATGTGTCATAAATTTTTACACATCACTAAGGATACCTGACAAATAGTCACAGCATTTACATTGCTACCCGCAGAGGCTACGAACCTCCCGATACGCACCTGCGCTGTCATGCATAACAGTGAGCAGTAGCGAGATACCCTTAGTGATGCGTAAAAAAATATTACACACCCCATCATTAATTAGAACTTAAATGCCTGCTGTCCAGACATCTCAAACTTCGACTTGTCACTCGCAATATAAGTGCAGTCCCCCTTGGCATTCACAAAGAACGTCATCACATAGTGACGCTTGTATGCCGGTACAAAGATGCGACAGGAGATTGAGTCATCACTGACCCCCTCAATCGCAGTCACTTTGAAGTTTGCTTTGATCATGTCACCGACACGACCCTTCCACTCAGCAGTGAAGAAACGGCCTTTGCTGTTCATCAACTGCATCTTCAATAGATCAACTCTTTTCATAGTTCATTTCCTTACATAAGTATTGTCACTGCTTTTTCTTGGCAGGACGTAACCAGTTAATTACCAACTCTAATGTTCGCAAAAATAAGTGTCCCAAGATCAGGACACTCATTAAAAGCGCAGTCTCAAATATAAATTACTCCTCTTCTACGGGTTCAAACAACTTACCGAATGAGTGCATCACCACACGATACGCAGGACGTATCTCATCTGGTAACTCATCATTCTCCTCTTGCTGTACCATATTCTCTAAGGCAATCAGCATATCCGGAGTACTCGTAGCGACACCATCTCCAGTCTTGAACACCCAACCATTCTCCACGGCATACGGCTCAACGATAGCCATCGCTTCTCTGAAGTCACTCATACAACTCTCCTTAACTTACCCATGAAATCAAACCCCATTGGGTTCACGATAAAGTAATCATCCAACTCCACATCACGGATGATGTCACCCACGCTCACTGTGTGCATCGTAGTGAGACGTTCAATCACTGACTCATCCCCCATACCAGATGCACTGAATACATCGTCCAGTGAGTTCACATTGAAGCGAGCCACGGCACGATACCCATTCTTCTCAAACAATTTCTGAGCGACTTGCTTCGTGTACTCATATGGTGAGTCAGAATACTGCAAACCACGGTACATGAATGGACTGGTAGATTTCTCTTCCATCAAACGCTCTGCCACCTCAAACGGTAGCTGATAAACTTCATACATATTTATTCTCCTATGTGTAATAAATTTTTACGCCGCATTAAAAAAGCCCCACCGAAGTGGGGCAATGAGGGAACTGGTGTGATCTCTCAGCCTGTATAGTATCTCACACTATTGACCCTTTGTCAAGTGACACTAAAAGTCACCCAGAGTCATACGCATCCTGCGTTCCTCTTTAGCCTTATCAAAGGTGCGAGGATCGACACGCTGTACATACTCCAACTTGAAGTCACGGTACTCCACATGGTGCTCATTGCTCATGTCCCACTTAGATTCCCACTCATCCATCGGTATGCACTCAGACGGGAACTCCTTCCATCCGATGCCGTTATACATACAGATGGACGCAACGAATGCCATAGCATCTTGGCGACTGTCCAATCCAGACACGATATAGTCTGTGCCTGACTTGAACTTCCAATAACTTTGATCGTCCGCAAACTTACCTGTGCCACCATGTGCGCCATAGTTCTCTAAGCATTGTGTTGTTACATAAAATTCAGTCATGTTTATTTCTCCAAAACTTCTACAATTTCAAATTCTTTGAAGTCCTGCTCATCTGGCGCGACTTCACCCTCAGTTACCATTTCTCTGGCACGTTCTTCTGTCTCTGCTTCCACGATGTACTTGTTCACGACAGAAGCATCCTCCCAAATAATAAATTTCTTCATGTTCATTTCTCCTATGTGTAAAATATTTTTACGCTACTGCAATCAGATCAATACCATACCCACGCTGAACCAACTCAGGATCACGCACCACAAAGCCAGACGTATCTTGTTTGGCCTGACCTTTCGCTTTCAGTGCGATGACCACACGGCCAGACTGCACGTTAACGATATCGGAATCATCACCAAAGATGACAGGCCGTCCCAAGAATGTCTTAGGAATATCACAGTCAAACACCACAGCAATTGGTGTGTCCGTGTGACTACGCATGGCAAGCGATAGCTGATTGCGATACTTACTGGCATTACTGAATGAAAACATCAGACTGTAATTGTCTGGAGTCTTGCCCAAACGCCCTGCAAGTTTGGTGTAGTCGTACAGAAATGCATCACCAAATTCACCCTTGATATCAATCAATCGCTCCCACTGAATATCGGAAATCGTATTGAGGCGGAACACTGGCTTGACAGCCTGACGATCACACGTCTTGATGAACGATGTCATTTCCTTGCGCAACTGCACAACGAACCCGTCACGATCACCCATGAACCAATCGGTCTTCCGTCTGCGACCCTCTGCCACATTGTCAAACCTTCCACGCCCTGCACTAACTAGACACGCCTCTCGACAGCCTGCAATTTCCTGCGATGGACACAGATGGATGTTGGGTATCATCGACAGAGACGCGATGCGCACCTTGTCTGTACCCAGTTTAGACTTAGACGACTTGGCAATCTTTGTGTTGCCGTTTGATGTATTAAGTAATTTCATATCAACATCTCCATTTGATGTGTAATAAATTTTTACGCTTTACTGGCTGAGAAGTGAACAGACACTTCCCAACCATGCAACTATTGTCTCACACTATTGACTACTTGTCAAGTGATACTTCTACACACTTCCAGACCTCAATCCGTGTGAACACGAACAGAGAACAGAAACTAAACACGAACCCGATGAAGGGAACGACCCAATCAAACACACTGTGCCACACTGACAGGTTCTCAGGACGGGTAAACGCAAGCGATAACCCAACCACGAACACGAACAGACCAAGCAACACAAAGAACCCAAACAGCACCCGCAATGCGAGCGCACCAAAGCTAAACTTCCACATATTAAGACACCTTTACAATCAAACCATCCTTAATGACCACACTCGCAAAAAACTCGCGCTTGTGACCGGTAAGGTACGGACGGTTGGAACCATAGACAGTCGCGTTGGAATAATCCTTCGCACCAAAAATATCGGCAGACGGATCGCTGTACACTAACGGCTGACCGATACACTCTTTAAGACTCTTCTTTGATGGGTAATCTAGAACTAATGACATTTTTCACACTCCTATGTGTAATAAATTTTTACGCATTACGATTTTGCGCTCAGGCACTCAGGCACTCAGACACGTGATAGTAGATGATAGTAATTCCAAAAAAAAATCCAGACGAAAAAAAACCCCACCGAAGTGGGGCATTGATTCAGTGTAAAATATTTTTACGCATCTTGGATTTTCTGCAATGCTTCGATCACTTGAGCGATTGAAACATCTTCCAACTTTTCAACGCGATTCTGTACGTTCTCAACAATTTTTGCGAGCGTATCAACAGCCGGTTTTGATTCGGTGGAACCGAGAAGCCCCATGCGTTTTGCGAGTACTGGCGCTGTCAGTTTCAATTGCGCGTAGTCGTTCGCGGTTGCTTTAGTTACCTTGTCCGCATTCTTTGGATCATTTGCGAATGCTGTTACCGCATCCGAAACAAACTTTTTCGCTTGAGTCAGTTTGCCAGACAGAGCGATGTATGCTTGGCGCGTTGGACGGTTGATAACGTCCGTACCCAATCCGAGAAGTTTCAAGCGATTCCCGAATTCAGTATCAGCCGATTTTTCATCCTTGAAATCCTTTTCAATCATGATCGCTTTTTTGATTTTCAGGAAACGCGCGCCCATTTCCGAGAATGCTTTTACCTGTTCAAATTGGCCTTTGACCATTTCCGCATGAATGCTTTTGATTTCAGCCGCGAAAGTTTCGATTGTGGTTGAATCGGTGCGCGATACGGGAGCGGCCAGTAACTGTTCCACATTTACCTTTTTACCTTTTCCAAATGTGCGCTTGGATTTTCCTTTCGC